CTTCGGCATCTCCTACACTGGGAGCAAGTACGCACCGGCAATTTGGATGCTGTGGCGGTTCGGTCGCCCCGCTTGAAAACTCATCTCCGATCTCTCTGATTTCGAGATTGTTCATTTCGCACTCTTCCGAGACAAGGTCATCATCCGCAGTTAGCCATTGCACTTTGACGTCAAGCCCGGCGCCTTTCGCTTCGGAGTATGCTGCGATGTTCCCCTGCGTGTCTGCAAATGCTGTTTCTGTGCGGGCTATCATCATGGCGCGTTCTTCCGAAAAGCCTTGGTTTTCCACAAGAGCATCTCTCAGTTTCTGGTTACTCCATCCCTCTTCAATCGCTGTATTAACGTCGCCTCGTATCATGTCCCTTGTTGACTCGGTGATGGACCATTCAGCATTGGGGTTGATCACCAGCTCTCCATCAATCCATTTCATCCCTACAAGTTCTGCTGCTCTGTCTGCCGCCCATTCCTCGGCGCGTTCATTGGCGAGTTGGACAGCCTTGGACGTTTCTGTGAGCGATATTTGTGCGGCTCCTGCTGATACACCTTCCCTGGCGATCTCTTGCAAGTAATCTTGCAGGTCTGAGGGCAGGTCTGCAAAGTCAATATCCAACTGGGCGAGTAACACATCAGCTCTATCATCAGTCTCATCAGCCTTACTCAGACCGGCATAGAGTCCTACCGCCTGCTTGACAATGCCTTTCCCTTTCTTTTTCAGATAACCGGCAAGAAAGGCTTTCAGCTTGGACTCGAGTCTCAGTATCGCGGGCCGGTCACGGTCAAGCGGTGCGATTGTAGTCCGGGCTTTTTTTTTTGAAGACTCGATTTGAACTTTTTCAGTTTTGCTTTATCAAATTTGTCAACCCCAACTTCCTTCGCAAAAGATGAGTCAAATAGAATGAAACCGTCTTGCGTTTCCACGCCGGTTATCCCTTGCGGCTCTAACACTTGATCATAAATCACTTGCACAAGATCGGGAGCGTCCCATATTTGAGCAGAATTCACGATATCAGATGGGTTTAATTCAGAAGCTAAACTTTGCGCTGCCTCTTCAGGCGTTTCTGCGTCCGGCTGGTATTCCGACATCAAGTCCTCATGTTCCGCCAAGGCCGCGGCTACTTGGTCTTGGAATTCTTGACTTGACGCCTGCACTATTGTCCCTGCAGGTAAGTCGCCTGTTGATACTGTATAGTGATTATCGCCATAACTGCTGCTGGCCTCCTCATCTGATGCAAACATTGTATATCCCATCCCAGTATCAACATCACCATTCGTATATCGGTGGTAAGTCTCACCACTCCCTGCTCCCCCCGCAAAACGCCCTTTATCATCACGGACAATCTTGCCTTCATCAAACTTTTTAAGTTTTGCCGTAGGCTCCTTGACCGTTGCGTCCGGCGGTAATGGTTCATCTGGCGCTGGCTTCGATCCGTTGTCTATTTGCCCTGCGAGCTGTGGTTGCGGCGCTGGTTTGCGCTCTTCAAGCTCTTGCGGAGTCAGTGGGTCAAGACCTCTATTAATCCTGACCTCGTTGACGTCCAGCACTCCCGTGCTGATGTCAATCTGATCTGATTGAGAGTTCTGAAGCTTGATCGCGGCCTCTTGTGCGAGATCAGGATCTTTGCTGTCAGTAAATATCATTACCACATCCGTATATCCGAAATATTTGATAATGATGTAATCTACCAAAGATTTAACCCACTGCAATATAGGCAATAAACCCTCTGACACAGCTTGATCAACCGCCGTTCCCGCGGTTGCCCTGTTCATTTGCTTGATAAACGCCATGTTCGGGACGCTGAAAGCATAGCAGACAATACGAGCAATCCATTCATCAAACTCATCTTTAAGCAGCCCCTCTTTTGTGTTAATAGGAGTCATGCCGCCCGGCACAAACTTTGCTTTTCTGCGCTCGCCCGTGTTGCCTCCCATCACCTCATCCCAATAGCCCTGCATCATCCGTACCTGATCCGGAGTCCAGTCTGTAGGGCAGGCAAGCATCATATCGGGGACGCTTCCCTCTGTATAAAACTGCAACTGTGAGAGCTGTCGGCGCAATGCGATGTTTACCGTCATCATGATCTGCTCGACCGGAGAAAATCCATACAGCTTGTTGGTGCGTTTGTTTCTCGGCTTGTAAATCAACTCATCACGTGTAAAATTGCCGGCAGGGACCCCTTTAAGGATTTGCTGGTATGCGGGCTGCGGTGGTATCGGCGTGCGTCCTGAAAGGTCAATCTTACGGGATATCGTCGCCCCATCAATCGGCTCAAGAGTATACAACTTGCCACCTTTTGTGAGTAACGGATATATCGCTGGAGCATCAATGACAAGTAAATCTTCCAGCAACATTCTCAACCATTCAGCCCAAGTATGCTCTTTGTCGGGAAGTTCAAGAAAATCTTGCACTTCCTTGCATCTCGCATCAGGTTCAATGCCGTCTTTTTTCGGCACGATCTCGATTTCAAGCGCACACACCAAATCCTTTCTTGTCTCAATCACAAGCCGGAGGATATCGAGATTGTCAGCAAGAGCGCGGAGCTGATCAAACGTCACTGGCTCATACGCGCGTGGCTTGATGTTGACGTTATAGCCTACAGGGTAATCAAACGCCCTGCCTTTCACGTCTGCGGGGGTTGAGACCTGTAAAGGTTGCATTGGAGCCATCCATGCGCTTCCCTGTTCTACTGGCACTGCTTGAGGTGCTGGTTCGACGTTGTTATTCCCAGTATTCACAAACTGACCGCCCCGGATAGCTGTTTGCAACATCGCCTCACTGATCGGTGTTTTTATTCCTTCTGGCATGATTTAAAGTTTAAGTGTGTCAAATCTCATTGCCTACCCCGCTTTGCGCTCTTCTCTCAGTTTTTCCGCTTCTTGCCGGTAATACTCAAGCATACCGGTGGAGTTTATACCCAACGCCAGTTCGTTAAATGCGTCTGACGAAGCATCGACCTGGTCATCATGCCCAGCACCGGACCCATCAAAACTTTCAAGTTCAGAAAGATAAGCATCATTCCACGGGCCTCTCAGTAGCTTCACATTTCCACCTTGGACTTGAGATGAAAAAGGTGTTGCTCTTACGGTCTTACTGCCTGATACCGGATTAGTTTTAATCGTGTATCCTGCGAAATCCTGCACATACGCCCTAACCTGCGTCTTCCCTGCCTGTCCAGGGTCTTGTGGCACAAGAACGGGAATACCGAACCCGTCCGATGAAGCGATATTTTTGATGCCGCTCATGACCTTTGAGGCATCAACCCTGAACCGCTCGACATGCTCAACATAGTAAACTTTATCGATCACTGACATTTTTACGCCTGCTGTCCAGTCTGGATCATCAGCTTCTTTTCTCTTTTCAGTTCCGGCCAGATCCCACGCCCTGACGGTTTTCGTTATTTTCCCTGTCGGAAGCACATCTACAATCTCAAATTCTGACCGTTTGAAATAACTACCAGCCGACGGCCTGATGTTCCAGTTTCCCTTCTTCAGCCTTTCCCGCTCTACCCTTGGTAGCGCATCAAGGTTTGCAAGGTACTTCGGGTCGAGGTTAAGCAGAATCAGATTGTCTTCAATCGATGAAGCGATAAAAGTAAAACTCAACGGCAGACTGTTTGGGTACTCATCAATCAACTCTTGTTTTGTGTCCGCAAAGACTGCTGCATCATCGACAACAATAAGCCACCGGATAACGCCAGAGCGATCAGGTACTGCATATCCATCACTGTCCAGATACCAATCGACCCATTTACGTGCGAAATGGTCAGGGTCGGGGTTAAGTGTTGCCCGGATCTTTGTATCTACCCCGGACGTTGACCGGTTACGTGACAGCATGTAACTGAACTGCGCCCAAGTGAAATGGGTAAGCTCATCGAATCCGAGGTATACGATCTGTGAACCCTGCCAGTCGAATCGGTTTTTTTCGTACTCCATGTGAGCAAACCCAACACGGCCTCCAGGTGGAAACGTAAAAGTAAGTGCTGACTGGTTCGGCTTGGCTCCTACAAGAGAGTATACAGTACTTGCTGTATCCCATAAGCCGCCCTCACTGGTAACCTGCTTTGTTGTGCGACGAAAAATAACTGCGCCATACTTCGGGTTACTCACATCCCTCGATGCATCCAAAAGCAAAGCATAAGACTTGCCTCCTCCAGCTGCTCCACCGTAAAAGGCGATATCAGCGCTGCATGAAACAAAGCGTTCTTGTGGTCCTTCCTGTGGTGTGAACTTTAACATGGCTTTGGGTCTTTGGCAGGCAATACTATAACGCCTGCGTAGAGGTCTTTACCATCCTTACCAGTCATCTCAACACCCTTTACGTCACGCCATCTTTGAGGGTTACGGTTCTTTAACCAAAATATTTGGGCGGTCACATCAGGCACTACTTCCTTAATTGTTTCAGTTGTCGATTTAACCAGTACCACACCGTTATCAAGATTCTCTATTTCTCGTTTTGTCTCCGTGTAGGTATACCCCAAAGCCCTTTTAAGCAGCGCACTCTCAACCTCGAAATCAATAGGCGCTTTACCTCTTTTTAAGGCTGCCAGAAACTCCGGATACTGCTTTTTGTATTGCTCAAAAGTTGTGATTGATACCCCAAGTTTTTTGGCGATATCAGACTCGATCATACCTTCTCGGGCATGCATCTCAGCTAACGCCGGAAACTCATCTGTGTACTTCTTTTTTGCCATACCTTACTGTACAAAATCCCCCTCCGGTCAAGGAAGGGCGTTATTTTCCGTATCTCTTTGTCCAGATATCCTCACACAGATCTCTGAATTCTTTCTTCCGCTGGATCACTACGGACACTTTACACACAACCTCGTCCCGCGTGTCTCCCTCGATGCCAAACCCCTTGATCTTGTCGCATCCCGCCCAATCAGCCACCCACTTTACCTTTTTACCTTTTTCTTTGTACGACGGATGGTTTACTTTTTGGACGATGACGTTTTCACCATCAATCTTTACGACTTCAGCAGGTTCTGCCTCTGGTTTGGCGTTTGATAACCGATCACGCCTTTTCTTTTTCGTCGCCGTCTTTGCCGAGGGCCTGTGTAGTGCGGTCATAGTCGAGATCTGAATGTGGATCGGTTATGAAATGGTGAAAGTGCCCGGCTGCGCTCTATTTTCGCAGTCAGAGCCTTGTTTCTGTTTATTGCTCATCAGAAAGGAAGATCATCTTTCTCACACTGCGACCCCTGAGCCACTGGCGGAGCATACTGGCGATCTTCCTGCCCTCCATTAGGCTTTCCATCAAGCATCTGCATTTCGCTGATAACGACCTCTGTTGTGTACTGCTTTACTCCTTCTTTTTCCCAGCTTCGAGTCTGGAGCTTCCCCTCAACGTATACCTGTGACCCTTTGCGCAGGTACTGAGCGCAGATATCAGCCAGCTTTCCCCATGCGACCACTCGATGCCATTCCGTTTTTTCCTGCCACTGGTCTTGCTTATCCTTGTACTTATCTGACGTGGCGATTGTAAAGTTAGCCACTGTTGTTGCTCCTGCCTGCCTACTCTCCGGATCCCCGCCAAGTCTGCCCAAGAGAATTACCTTGTTCACGCCTTTTGCCATGGTTGTTTTTAGTTTTTGATTATTCCGAGAACCACTCCTTTAAAATCTTCAAGAGTCCTGCATAGGGAATACTGGAACCCTTGCTTCTCGATCGTCTTTTGCCACATCTTCTGTTCTTTGCTCTGCCTCCCATCACCATCCTTAAGCTCAATCATCACGGCCTCTCCGTGATAGTAAAATGTAAAATCAGCCCTCCCCGCCTGCACCCCTTTTGATCGGTTTCTCGCCCCATCAATCCCGTTCCGGCTATTGTTGAGATTGTAGCACAAAAGCCCCCTGAGCTCTGGAAAACTGTTATGGAACCACACGTAACAGTCTTGGTGTATTCTTCCCTCGTTCTTGTCCATCACTCAAAGACGTTTACTGTTGAAAAACCATGGACAACACCAGGCACTGCATCATCGTCACCAAACTGTTCTCTTGCCGATTTATACCCAGCTTCTTGCGCTTCCTTTCCTTTTCGACCGTACCACTTATCCCAACTTGAT